TAGTATAATCACTTTCATATATGAAGTCACTTAGGTCAATAATATTGTTAAGGTCATCAATTGCGGTGTTACCCTCACTGATGACCTTTTTCAAATTCTTTAATTGTGATTCTGTAATTTTGATTTTCACGAAAAAGGTGTTTAAGATAAATATTCGTTCTTTTTCGTTTTGGTCTTTGACAGTGTAAAATAATCTGACGACATCAACTCGTCGTTATACACTGATTTACAAATTTGTTTTACTCTATCTCTTAGAATGATTGATTTAAAATCCANATGTTCTTTTAAGAACAATGTAATCTCNAAATTCATGAATGACTTTTTACCTAATTGGATACCACTTGTCCTGAGGTCCAAATCTACTATGTTATGTAGTTCNAAAACCAATGGGTCTACACACTCAAGTAGGTTATGTTTTATATTTCGATTTAAATTACCGTTTATTCTATTCCAATTGTTACTATCTACTGTGGGTTCTACCCACGATTGTATGGAAATATAAATTGATTTTAAGTTTTGTGCGTCTACAGTTCCATAACTACACTTTGCATTTTCAAAGATGTTTAACTTTGAACTTTTACCTTTTTTCATATATGTTTCATATATCTTCTCGTTTATTTGTTGATAAAAGTATAATAAACTTTTCCCCTTCAGTCAAAATTTGACTTAAAAAAACTATTTATTATAATAGTTAAATATGTTAGTAGTAAAAGTCGAAAAAAAAGGGGGTATCGAAAGAGCACTTAAAAAGTATAAGTATAAGGTTATTAGAACCAAACAACTTGACAATTTAAGGGAAGGTCGATATCATGAAAAGAAAACCACCAAAAAAAGGAAACAACTCCAAAAAGCCAAATATGTAGAAAAAAGAAAGGGTTCAGAAGACTGAACCCTTTTTTAATTATAAACCTTCGTGTAGTTGTCGTAACCTATATAACGAAACCAAATCGTTTTTACTTTCGCTAATTTTTTCAATGGTCTTACCAATTTTTTCTTGAAGTTCTTTGTCTTCACTCTCATTGATACTACCTTGTAGTTTAGAAACTACAGATTCTTTTAGAGTATTCATCTCCTCTGATATTTGTTCTTTTGTCATTGATAACAATGATTTCAATTCTTCTTTCTCAACTTCGTTGATGTTTTCATATTCTTTGTTGAATGTATTTGATGCAATTTTCAACATTGTAGNCAGTGGTAAGTTTACCGATTCTTTGATTACGTCTTCAATCTTTGTTTCAGAAAGTGTTCTTTGAATCTTCAATTTTGACTCCACAACAACTTCCAATTTTGTTAAAGATTTTTCGTAAATAACGTTATCAATATCTACGTAATTATTTTCAACAGATTCACCTAAAAGTTCATTAACCCATTTAGATAATTCTTCAATTTTTTCTTTGTTATTTGTAATGATGTCATTTAGTTTTTCAAACGACTCATTTACATACACCGAAGCAACTTCTTTTGATAAACCTTTTTGTGAACTTAATTCATCATAAAGGTAATAGGCTTCAGCCAAATTTTTGTCACCCAAGATTCTCTTTTTGAAACCCTGTAGATTAGACTTAAAAGATTCTTTACCGTAAGTAGAAACTAACGATTTTTCAATCTTAGATTTAATTGCACCAAACTTATTCATAATTCTTTTATTTAATAAATATTACTATTTAAGTAAGTCGTTTAACTTTTCTTCCATCTCACCCAATGACTGTCTACCTTTTGAAAGGTCAATCGTCTCATCATTACCAAATAATGTTGAGTCTTCAAGAATCAAATCTAAGTCTTTATTTCTTACTAAATTTTCAGGTGTGATATCTTCACCACCAGTCTCAACTTCACCCGCTGGTTCACCACCCAAGTCACCTCCGAGGTCTCCACCTAAGTCACCACCAAAGTCTGAACCTCCACCGAAGTCACTACCACCTCCAAAGTCATCTCCTCCTTCTTCACCAGCACCCGCTTCAGGTTCACCACCTTTCTCACCATATAATTTGTCAAGGTTATCAAAGATACCTGTGTGTAGGATAACTTCTTGAGTTTTTTCCAATTCACCAGCAACGGCTCTTTCGATACGTTGTTGTTGTAGGTCAAGTTTAATTTCCTCATCAGAGAAACCAAGAATGTGTTTCTTAGCCCATGACGATGAAACAGGTAAAATACCATTTCCAGGGTCAGTAGTCGCATCACGATACAACTGAATCTTCTGTTGCCATTGTTCCACTTTTAACAAGTCCGCTTGTGATGATGGGTTAGTCAACGCCAATTGGAAGTTATTCAATTCATCCTCAAAACCTAAGATGTATAAGTGGATGATAGCAATCTTGTTTAACTCCTGAATCATAGACCTCTGAATTCTATTGATAGTTCTTGCAAAACGGATGTCCTGTAATGCTAAGTTCTTACCTTCACCAGTAACTTCTTCAAAACCTAAGAATGCTTTAGGAACACGAAGAGCCGTCAATAGTTTCTTTTGGATATACTCAATATCCGCAATCTCTGACAGGTTCTGTGCACCTGGTAAAGTATCAATAGGGTTCGGAGCGTTAGGGTCACGAACAGGAATAAAGTAATCTTGGTCTACAGCCATTTGGTTCATACGTAGGTCAACATTACCTGTATTCGGGTCAGCAACCTGGTCACGTTTGAACTTATTGGCGACTCGTTGTACATACGGTTCAACATCTTTGTCATCCATGTTACCCACGAATACTTTAAACACTCTTCTTTCAGGTGCTCTCGAGGTTCTATAGATTAACATCGCATCTTCTGATAAGATAAGTTGTTTCCAAATTCTTCTGGCTTTCTCCAACATTGAAGTTCCATAAGGAAGTTTACGGTCGTCACCTAAAAGTCTAAAGTGAGCAATCTCCCATGTGTTGAACTCCATATCCTTAACTTTCCATTTGAACTTAAGGGCATCTTCATTACTTTCACCACTTGGTTGTTGAACGCCATATTGACTCGGTGCTGACTTCATACCTCTCTCTAATCTTTCGATTTCAATGTTAGGTAATTGTTGACCACCCATAATACCTTTCTCAGGGTCCAACTTCAAATATACGAAGTTGTCACCATACTTAGCCGTGTTTCTTGTCCACATCGGTAAGTTGGTATCAATATCCAATCTGTGGTTGAATAAGTCAGTCAGTACTGATTTGATTCTCTTACTTTCTGAATACACCTGAAGGATGTATCCGTCTTCGTTTGCTGTTGTAGATTCCTCAGCGTAGATATCAAGCGCTGCTGAAATCTCAGGAGTATATTCCATACTCTCATAATCGTAGAACGCGGCTAATCTTGTTGGCTCATAATATACGGCTTGAGTATATAGGTTGTTTTCAACCTTCTGCCATTGTTGACCCAAATAAAGAGTTTGTTGTGCTTGAAGTTTCTCTCTTTCGTACTCTTTCTTATCTGGTGTCTTTAATAATTCTTGTTTGTCAAACTTGTATACAGGAGGCTGTTGGTCCAATGTTGAATCAGGACCAAAAACTTTGGTTAATCTCTGCCATACAGTATAGTTATTTTCAGCCATTTTGTGTTTTTATATAAATAGTAGTAATACCCTACAATAATTAAATGTTTTATTTTCTACCCCCGAATAACCATAAATAGTTTTCATAATCACTTTTTGACGCACCACCGTGGTGTGTTCGACCATAAGGGTCTCTCGGCATCGCACTTAATGATGGATTGTAATCTTGAACGGGGTTTTTAACAGGTGTTTCCTGAACCATCCAACTATCCACCATTGCCTTTGTTTGTTCAGTTACCTTCTCCAATGAAGAGAATGAATTCTCTCCAACATATATCGCCATAGCCATTGCCATGATAAGGTCATCATGTTGTCCCTTTTGGTGGTCAGGTCTTCCGTTCACATAAACGAAAGTATTCAACTCATTCAATAACCTGGTTGAACGAACCTGATAGTTGTGCCTCAACGCCTCTTCAAACGCGGCAACAATCTGAACCCTTTTACTATTAAAGTTCAAACCTGGAATCTTCTCCATAGCTTTAGGATTGTATTTCCACTTATCAGCAGTATTGACACCTTCAACATATAGATTTTGATAACCCAACTCTTGTAGTTTTCTGGCTGTAGATACACCCATACCACCGGTGATATCAATCACGATAAAAGCAGAATACATCGTCCCCCATTTAAAGGCAACCTCAGCAGCAACATCAGGTGGTATCTTACCCAAATATTCCAATACCTGTTCTCTTTCATCAAAGTCTATAATACAGAAGGTTGTGAAATCCTCACTATCACCACGAGAAACGTCAATACCCATAATATATTTGTGTCCAGGTATTGGTTCCTTCCATTGCCATAATGAACCACCCATAAACTTATTCTCAGGTTCACGTATGTATTTATCTTTCATTCTTTCAATGGTATCATTAGGGATAACATTATCCCCTGAACCTAAGAAGTTACACTCCAATTCCTGAGCAATCTTACGTCTATCAAACTTCAACTTCTTAGCCATTGCCTCAAACCAATCTGAATAAGGTTTGTACCCTTCCTCAAATCTATTACTAATTTCCTCAAAGTCTCTCTCTCTTGGGTCTATGTGTGAATAGTCAATAATAATCTCATCGTCATTGTAATCCTCTCTGTTCAACATATAATGAACAATATCAGAACATTTAATCAACTTAAGATTCTTAGCGTAACGAGGGTCACGATACCAATACATGTCGGTAATCTTAAAGTCATTCATACCTCTTAAGGCTTGGTCATAGATTGCGTAATAGATAGGGTCAAAACCATTAGGGGTAGAGATAACGATTACCTTACCACCCGTAGATAACGACGCCATACACGCAGACCAGAAGTCATCATCGGCGTCAATAAACGCCGCCTCATCAAATATAAGGATGGTAGGAGTATACCCACGCAAAGCGTCCTTTGATGTTGCAACTGCCTTTACCTCACATCCATTGGTTAACTTAAAGTGTCTTTGTGAATTTTTGTCGGCTGAGAACTTNACTCCCAACCATTCTGGCCATTGGTCAACAAAAGACCTAATCTTATTTGCAAANTCCATGGANGTATCCAATTTGTTCGCAATGATTAGAATCTTTTCAGGTTTACTCTTTTTAGCAGTAACTAACTTCTTTGAAGACCATGCGGCAGTTACCGTAGACACACCAGCCTGACGATATTTAATAGCAATGTTTTCTTCGTAGTTATCGTAATCGAATATTAACCTGTCTTGGTCGGGAAACAGTTCGAGAGGGACGTAACGTGATTGTGTGTTGTCGTATGTTTGTAGGTAAGTCTTGAGTGCATAGGAAGTGTCTTTCACAATCTTTGCGTATTCCACCAGTACCTGTTCTCTTGTCAAACCCATAAATCATAAGTTAGTTGTATATTATGATAAATCAATTCCGAGTCCACCTAAGAAATCTCTGAATTCATCATCATCTTCATCCTCTTCATCAGAACCACCTAAAGCATCTTCTAAATCATACTGACGTAACTCCTCCATGATTTCATCAACCATTCTTTGAATAATCTTTTTACCTTTAGTTGAGTCACCTAAAATTTCTCTTGCAACCTCGAAGAACTCTTCAGTAGATAATGCTGAGAAACGTGAGAATAAGTAATTTTGAATTTCTCTCATATCATCCTCATAAAGGTCTTCAGGATAAGCATCAGTAAATTTCTCCCAAATAACAGGACCTAAACGTAAATCCCAAATCTCATAAGGAAGTGTATCTTGAGAACCCATAACCATCTCAGCGGCTTTAGGGTCATCAGGTAACCCCTGAGTACCTAATACTTCATATACTCCTTTAACCAATTCGTGAATTAATACAGGGAAGAATAATCCTTTAGCTTTGATTGTCGGTGGGTCAGTTGTATCATCGACTTCTTCAGAACCCTGAACACCTTCACCTTCACCTGCCATCATCTGTGTCATTTGGTCAGGAACTACCCAATACATCAAATCAGCAATAGACATCAATACACCGTAAAGGTTAAGAAGTTGTGGGTCCAAACGGTCCAGTTCATCACGAACCAAGTTGAACATATAGTGACCTTTCTTTGATGCCCCTTGAATAAGAGAGTTAATGAAACGTCTTTTTGCCTTTTCCATGTCGAACTTATCCATAGCATCCATAAATGCTTCAATATCATCCTCCATCTCTTCGGAATCTTTACCGAAGGCTTTCATAATATCTTCCTCATCAGGTTCTTCGTCAGACTGACCTCTCATCTTTGAAGTATCAATCTGTCCCATACCTGAAAGTAGTTCTACATCAAATTGGAAAGCTTCGTCAGGAAGTGCCATTTCCTTCTTTACCAAATCAACGGCAAGATTTTCAAGGTATTCCTCATTTTCGTTCTCAATTGATTTTACTTGTTGAACCGCTTGTTGCAACATCATCTGTAGTTGCATAAAGGCGTTTTGTCCCGAGATGTCTGTAAGACCTGTATATTGTTTTACCTTATCAACAACATCGGCAAATCTTTTTGACGCCAATAACTCTTCGAATGAAGATACCACACCATCACCATCTAAATCAATGTCTAATGCTGGGTTATCTGAAAGGGGTGTTTCACGACCTTGAATCTTTGCCTGAATATCAGGTGNCATTCTTTCTGGTCTATCACCATAATCTATCGGTGCCTCATTAATCTTCTTGCTCATCTCTAAACTGTATATTTAACGTATTAAACTTCAAAAACTCAGGTAATCCTTTCTTTCCTGCTTTCGGTGCTGGTTTGTGTTTTGGTAGGTATGGAGTCTTTCTACCTGGTTTTTCTTTCGTATCAGGTTTAACTCTTGTTGGTGCAACTTCAGTGTCTGCTGCTTTTGGAGCCGGTTTATGTTTCGGCTTATAAGGTGTCTTTCTTTCAGGTTTTGTCCTTGTAGGTGTCTTGACGGGAGCCTCTTTAGTACCGGGTTGTTCTAATAAATTCATTAAATCCTTTTTTGTCATTGTCTCAGAAACGTATTTCTTCACCAAAGATACTAAAGATTCTTCGATTTGTCTAACTTCATTTTGTTTTTTCACGTCCCTAACACATCTTTCAAATTTAGCAGACTCACTCTTACTATAAGAATCTCTTTCACGTCCCTCTAAACCTAATGACGATGTACAAATAGCCCAAGGATTAACCTCTTCTTCTTCTCCCATCATTTGACGGTTATTATCAGAATCATCATCCATTCCATCAGGGGCCATATCTTTCTCATCATGAGGACCTTCTTGACCAGTGTAATCTTGACGAGACAAGTCTTGTAGACCGTCTTCATCTTCTTCTAAATCTTCTTCACCTACTAAGGCTTGTCTTAATTGTGTGGTTTTTTCACGGGCCATGTCTAATTTAGTGTTAACCTCATCAGCGGCAGAACCTAATGATGACTGTTCTTTGATAACTGCATTATACAATGTATCAATCTGAGTCTCATTTAACATTTTCAAAGTGTTGAACTTGATACCTTTATTCAACAAACTTGCAATTTTCTTATTATTCATAACTTGCAATATTTTTTTCGTAACTCAATACGATATCTCTCTCGTAAATTTTATCTTCCACTTCTTTGACTGTATCACCATAACGGAAAACCAATCTGGTATATTTGTCATCGACAACGGCTTCACTCTCACTGTTTTCCCACGCTAAGGCAATAACACCTTCTACTGCGTCATAAACAGAAAAGAAGTCAGAGTTTTGAATAAGGTTTAGTTCTATACCTGAGTTTCTTAAAACTCCCACCTTCTTTATAAAATGTATAAGGGGTGGAGTTGGGTTACCACCGGCTGGTTCTTTATCCCAATCTTCACCCCATACATCGTCAACGTCACTAAAAATAAACTCGTATATATTATCTCCCTTATAGTTGGGACCGAGTTCGTTAACGTATACTAAATTCACAACAATTCACCATTTTGAGACACTTTTATTTGTTGTCCCTCGTTTTCAAATACTAAATTGCCCTTATTTGTTTTTCCTAAAAACTTAATTGAATCATTTTCTTTCAATAAAAAATCAGCTGTCAATTCTTGTTCTACTGTTTCACACATAGACTTCATTTCTTTTCTGATTGTTACTTTTTGAATTTTTTCAACTAAGAATTTTTTGATATTTTTGGATTCTGTTAATGTTTTCTCTTCGTCAGTCACAACAAAGTATTTTGATAATACCTTATCAATTTTTGATTCACCGAAGATTTCATCCATTACTCTTTCACCAACTTCTGCCGATTCTTCCATCGGTTCTTCAACGTCCATGTCTAAGTCCATATCCAAATCCAACTCATCACCAGCGTCTACGTCTAATTCTGCTTCATCATCAACACCGTAGTCGATTTCATCATCTTCAAAATTCGCCAAGATATCTTCTTTATCTTCTTCAGATAAACTTTCTAAATTCACTGCTGAGATAATTGAATTTAAAACATATTTGATATCTTCAGAAGTAAGACCTTCTTGTGAGTCTATTGTTCTCAATTTTTGACCTAACTTACCAGTTAGTTTTTGAATAGCTTTGATTGATACTTCTTCTTCATCTACGGGAGCCTCTGAATCTAATTCCATATCCATACCAACTTCTTCTTCACCACCTTCATCGTCCATACCTAAATCCATGTCCAAGTCAAGTTCTTCTTCACCACCTTCTGAACCTAAATCTAAATCTAAATCCATTTCAGGTTCCATTACTGGTTCTTCAACTTCAGGTTTTGGAGTTTTTAGAACAAACTTTTTCTTTTGTTCTCCGAATAAATCTAAACCTTCTTCGTTTTCGTGTAATGTATTTAGTTCTTTAGCTAAAAGATTTAGTTTCTTTAATGCCTTAGAATATGAAGTGTGATATCTTCTGTTTTCTGTAGGTTCAGCGTAATCCATTTCTGACTCGTTCAAACCTGCCTTAATAATGTATCCATTCTTTTCGTGAATGATACTATAATATTTTCCGTCAGCTAACTGTCTTGTATAATCAACAGTTTCGTTTACGTTTGAAGTTGAACGGTCAACTTCATTGTAGCGAGCAATTTCCATGATTCTTCTCAACTTTTCCTCACCTTGTAATTTCTCACTACCAATTGGTTTTAAATCTCCCATTTTTATTTTATTTAAAATTTTTCGTTAATTAAAAACACCATTACCACCCAATAAAACAGTGTCACATTGAACTTTAGTTCCACCCGAAAAATCCGAGTATGTTGCATGAACTGTTTCTGTTGAGCCTGAAAAGGCGTTATATTCAGTGTTCGGGTTACATCCTTGTCCCATAATACATTTTTATATATAAATATACCTAAATAAAGGATTTGTCAGTTTTTCCGTTATTTAGGTATAATTATAAGTTGATTTCTTGTTCTAAAGACAATCTCTTATCTACTAATTCATTAGTGAAGTCAAACAATTTTTGAATATATTCGTTTCTTCTTAGGAACTTAAATACTAAGTTTTCATACGAATATTCCCCCTCTCTTTCGAGACCACAACTTCTATANTTCTTAAGTTTGTCTTTTACTTTATCAATAGTATCTAAAGCAGTTTCAAGTTCTTCGTCTGAAACATTTTCAATAACAGTGTCAATAATATCCATCCATTGTTGAGCCTTTTCTTGTAATTTCTTATCGTCAATCTTAACACTTTCTTGTGTTGGTTCATTAACCCATTCGTCAAACATTACAGAAAATACACCTGTAGAGAAATGTGGTTCAGAAGAGTCCTGAACATATAATTCTACTTCATAACCCTTTACCTTAATATCGTGAGTAGAGTTGAATAATGTTTTCTTTAGTTTGAATAATTCTTTATATAGTTCTTTTTGTTCACCAGCCTCGGTGAAATCATACATGATGTGTAAGTCAATATCGGAGAACTCTGACCAGTTGTAATTCGCCAATGAACCTGTCATTGTTATATCAGAAACAAAAATTTCAATACCTAAGAAATCCACAAATTCGTTCGCAATTGTCAACAATGAATTACGGACCTCCTCTTTCATTGTATACGAACCATCCTCAGACTCATTCCATATTTCAGGATTTAATTTGTCTTGGATATAAAAACTTGATATGATTCTGTCATTTTGCTCCATAACATATAAATATATGGAGTTTACTTTATGACTTTTTTATACTTGTAGTTCTTAGAAATCTCAACATTGAAGAATTTACCCTGAGATTCTGCCATTCTGAATTTAGTATAAACTTTGTGTGGAACTTCTTCGTATTCGTATTCTGCTCCATTTTTGAATGTTGCCACCAATGTCTTCTTGTCCAAGTTATAGACAGTCTTCGTTAGGTTAGAAGATTCAATCTCATTGATGATTTGTTTACCGATGATTTTTTCACTTTTGATTGCCATATTATAAAGGATATTTTTCTTCTAATTTAGACAACTTACGAGCAATGTAACTATCAAAGTTTCTTTTGACATTAAACTCGTTCCATAAAGCATATTTTTTCAATTCGTTTCTTAAATCGTCTATTCTTCGAACAACTTGAAATCTTCTTGCGAACACCTCTCTTGGTGCTTCTGAAACGGCCAATAGGTCGTCTTCTTTGAAACCTGCATCTTTGAGTGCCGTTCTAAATTTGGCGAACGCTTCCTCAAGGGGTCCCAAATCCGCAACCTTTGTAATATATTCTAACCACGGTTCTTTCATATCCATAAATATAAAAAAACCCCGATTTCTCGGGGTCTTTCACATTAGGACTGTAACTTTTTTATTTCATCTCTTAATTCAATCGCTTTTTCAAATTCTTCTTTCTCAATACATTTCTGAAGTTTTGATTTCAACTTTCGAATTTTCTCACTGTTTTCCTCCAACGACTTAATCTTATCACGAAGTTCAACCGCTTTCTCAAAGTCCTGAGTTTCAATAGCCGTTTGGAGCTCGGTCTTAAGATTTGTTAGGTCGTCTGTCTCATCAGTAGTAGACTTAGTACTATAGGTGAAATAAAATCCATTAGGTCCAACCTTATAGTAAGTTGGTTCCACATTATCGAACATAGATTCGAATTCTTTCATAATTTCGTCAAAAATACTTTTTCTGTAAAACATAATATTGGTTTTAATTTTTTTATTATCTTTGACCCGAAACATAGAAAAGTGTGCCAAATCACAAAAAGAATGATGAACCTGTCATTCTGTCAGTTTTTTATTTTTTAACTGACAATTTTTGAAAATGTGTAGTCCGTTACATTTTTTGTGTTATATTTGTAGAGTCAAAATAAAAAGAACAACTATGATTGAATCTGTAGACCCGAACGAAAGTTCAAAAGGAAGAAACAAAGAATACTCTAAATCAGGAACGCCCGTTTTAGACAATTTCTCACGAGACCTAATCAAACTTGCCGAACAAGGTAAGTTGGACCCAGTCGTTGGTCGTGACCGTGAAATTGACCGTATCGCTCAAATACTTTCACGTAGAAAAAAGAATAACCCTATCATCATTGGTGAACCTGGTTGTGGTAAGACTGCAATTGTTGAAGGATTGGCTATGAAAATCTTTGAAGGGGATTGTCCTCGTAACCTATGTGATAAACGTATCGTATCATTAGATATGACATCTATCGTTGCCGGTACCAAATACCGTGGACAGTTTGAAGAACGTCTTAAAGTTATCTTAGACGAGTTACACGACAACCCTGATATCATTGTGTTTATCGATGAGATTCACACTATTATTGGAGCAGGTAACTCATCAGGTTCCTTAGATGCATCTAACATCTTCAAACCAGCGCTAGCACGTGGTGAACTACAATGTATTGGAGCAACCACACTCGACGAATACCGTGAGAACATTGAAAAAGACGGGGCATTAGAACGTCGTTTCCAAAAGGTAATGGTCGATGGTGCCACTCCTGAAGAGACCATGATTATCTTGGATAACCTAAAGTCTCGTTATGAGAAACACCACAAAGTGGATTACTCACCTGAGTCATTGGAGGCTTGTGTGTATTTGGCTGACCGTTACATCACTGACCGTGAATTCCCCGATAAAGCTATTGACATCATGGATGAGGTAGGTGCTCGTAGTCAGATTTCTGTAAAACTTCCTGAAGAGATTGAAAAACTCAAAGAAGATGCTGCAGAAATCAAACAACAGAAAATTGACGTTGTTAAGAAACAAGACTATGAAAAGGCGGCACATCTTCGTGATAAGGAAAAGAAAGTCTTGAAAAAACTTGAAAAGGTTAAGATGGATTTTGAGGCGAAACAAGACGAGGAACGTCAACCTATTACTGAAGATATGGTCTACGACGTGGTTGCAAATATGACTAAGATTCCTGTGTCTAAACTCAACCAAAACGAGATGGAAGGTCTTTTGGACCTTGAGACTAATCTTAACACCTCTGTAATTGGTCAGGAAGTGGCGGTAAAGAAGATTTCAAAGGCTATCCGTAGAAACCGTGTAGGTATCAAAGACCCTAACCGTCCTATCGGTTCTTTCATCTTCTTAGGTTCAACAGGTGTGGGTAAGACTCACTTGGCTAAACAATTGGCAAAACAAATCTTCGGAGCCGAAGATGCACTCATCCGAGTGGATATGTCAGAATACCAAGAAAAATATACCATGTCACGTTTGATTGGTTCTCCTCCAGGATATGTGGGACACAACGAAGGTGGTCAATTGACCGAAGCAGTCAAAAATAAACCTTACTCAGTGGTATTGTTTGATGAGATTGAAAAGGCAAACAAAGATATCTTCTCACTACTCCTACAAGTATTGGATGATGGTCACCTTACAGATAGTTTCGGTCGCAAAATCAACTTCAAGAACTGTTTAATTATTATGACCTCAAACTTGGGTGTAAAGAAACTACAAGACTTCGGTGCCGGTGTCGGTTTTGATACCTCAGCACGAATGAGTGGTGATGAAGACCTTAAGAAAGCACTTCTACAGAAAGAGTTGAAGAACCACTTCACACCTGAATTCTTGAATCGTTTAGATGAAGTTATCGTCTTCAACCCACTAAGAGAAGGTGAAGTTCGTAGAATCGTTGATATTGAGTTGTTGAAACTAACTGGTCGTTTGGAAAAACTTGGTTACCATATCAACTTCACTGACGAATTAAGAGATATGTTGGCAGACGTAGGTTTTGATGAGAAATACGGAGCACGACCTATCAAACGAGCAATCCAAGAGAAGATTGAGGATTACATCTCTGAGGAAGTACTACGTCAGAAGATTAAAATCGGACGTAACTACAACATGAAGATGGTTGAGGAAGAAGTTCTAATTGAGGAAGGGGAAAATTAATTCTCCTTCCGATTTGGAAATCTAAATTATACATCTTACATTTGTATCAAATTAAACAAGTAATGGACAACGTAACACTAAACAGATTTAAGGAACTACTCTCAGTCCCTTCCAAAACCTACCAAGAAGACCAAATGGTTGAATACCTATCATGGGTATTGGACAGTATGGAAGGTGTAGAATACTACACTGACGAGATGAACAACATCTACGCCACCAAACGCCAAGATGGGTTCAACGGGTATTTCCCAATGTTTGTGGCACATACGGATACCGTCCATTCACTTGTTGATAAAATTGTTGTTAAGGAACAAACACTACCAAAACCACCCACCTTCGGACGAACATTCGATAATACAGAATATGACGTCCTCAAAGCTTACACTCCTGACGGAAATCCAACAGGTATCGGTGGCGATGATAAATGTGGCATCTTCATTTGTCTGGAACTACTTCGTGTCCTGTCAAATGTAAAAGTAGGGTTTTTTGTCTCTGAGGAGACTGGCTGTCACGGGTCCAGCAAATGTGATGTCAAGTTCCTTAACAATGTAGGATACATCGTTCAATACGATGCACCTGGTAATCATCTAATTACCGAGGTTTGCTCGGGAATTCGCCTGTTTGAGGAAAATGGGGAATTCATAAACAGAGCACAGGTAGTAATTGGGAGAACCATGGAAACCGATATGGAGTTACAGTCACACCCATACACTGACGTGTCTCAGTTGAAAAAGAAGTCTGACGTTTCTTGTATCAANATTTCTTGTGGATATTACCAAATGCATTCCGCCAACGAGTTTGTAGTATTGGATGATGTAGAAAAGGCAATCAGAACGGGTATTAACCTGGTCAACGAGTTCGGATATGAAAAACAAGTTTACGAATACGAACCACCAAATTGGGGTTCATACGGTGGACTGTTTAACTTGGACGACGCTGACGACGATTGGGATGAAACCCTTTCTGATGGTCTACATGACTTAGGTGAAACTCACACCCTTGAAGATAACATTGTTACTTTTGATTGGGGTGGGATGACTCTACAGAGTAAACACACTGAAGATACCATCTATATGGATGAAGAAGATGTGTTGGAATTGTATGAATTAATTCGTAATAATTTCTTAATCAAAGGGGTCGAATAACTGATAGTTATTCATCAAAGAACGAAGGGAAGACAGTTTTGCTCTTCCCTTCTTTGTTTCAAAGGAATCTGTCTCATTGTTAAATCTCTTAAGTGTAAAGTTGATTTTGTTAGTTTCAGGGTCCACACCTTGGATATTGATATTTACACCCTCTTGTGATGGGACCGGTATATTAAAACCAACTCTAAACTCTTTTTTCAAAACATCATTAAGTCTTATATACTCATCAACATCAACAAAGAACTCACTATCTTTCAACTTATCATAGTACCTTTCAAAGGCTCTTTCAGTTGGTGTATTAAACTCGTCAGTAAAAACTTGGCCGTCCTCAACTTGGTAAGCATACTCATAAGGATAATCAAATGGGAATGATATATGTGTGGATACGTAATCCTTCATCATACCCTTTAAATTCAAATCTCT